GTCGGGATCAGCCCCGCGCACTCCATGAGCACGCCCGGTGTCGTCGGGTCCGCGTCTGGCGCGAATCCGAGCAGCTTGAATGCGGGCATGATCAACCGGTGTAGATGTTGAAGCCGCCGCCGGCGCCCCAGGGCACATCGGTGCGCAGGGACTGCGGCGTGCGCTTCTGGCTGTTGCGCTCGATCTCTTTGACCTCGGTCATCAGGCGGTCGTACAGGCCCAGGTAGAACGTCATCCGCTCCTGGTCCATCATGTAGACGGCCGCCTCATAGCACGCGCGGTACAGGTACAGATCGGGGTGCGAAGCGAAGAGCTTGTTCACCTCGTCTTTCAGCGCCGCGATCCTCGCCCAGTAGCTGATGCGCAGCGACAGGCTCGCCGTCGGCGCGGGGATGACCTCGATCTGCGCGCCCTTGATCGCATACTCGGCCGGCCGGTTCGACGTGTCGGTGTCATCGTCGTGCGTGCGGTAATCGACGCCGGCGTACTGCAGCGGCCGACGCCTGCCGTTGTCGATCCAGAACACGCGATCCATCTGCAGGAAGCCGGCCGGCAGGTCCGTGTACCGGCTCGACACCGACAGCAGTGCATCGGGCGTGTACTGGAAGGGCAGGCGCAGCACGCGATTGAACTCGGCCTCCGCGCAACTGACGAACTCGGGGATGAGCGTCGTCAGGTCGGACCGATTCATGCGGTTGGCGACCGCCGCCAGCAGGTCGTTGTACGAAGCAAGCGCCATGGCTCACTCGTAGTAGACGCAGACAGTGCCAGTGCCGCCGAAGTCCACGAACAGCCCCGTTTCCATCTGCACGCCCTTGGGCGGATGGCTGCGCGTGCCGATCGCCGCGCTGGCCGGCAGGATGTCGACGACCGTGCCCGCGCCGGCCGCGTCCGCGTCTCGAATCTCGCAGGTGGCCGCCGACAGCGCGGCGATCACCACCGCCCCGTGGTAGACACACGGACCGAGCTTGATCAGCGCGTCGCTGGTCACGCTCTTGTAATTCGCACGATTGGTCATGTACCACGGGCCGGGTTGCCCCGGCCCGCTCCGATCAGAGGGTGACGACGGCCGGGAGGGATTCCGGCTCCGGACGGACGACCAGCAACAAGTAGGCTTCGGATGCGGGGTTCACCGCGCCCGCCGTGGGGTTCACCCACTGCACGGAGACGGTGTCCGCGCCCTTGACCCGCGTGTTGCAGACGGTGACGCCGGCCGTGTTCGACGGTTTGTTGACGAACACCAGGTCACCGGGCTTGACGCCCGGGACCGTGACGTCTTGCTCCGTCGTGGTAGCGGTGCCCGTGATGTTCGCCGGATCCCAGGTGATGGCGACCAGGAACAGGCCCCGCACGTTGCCGCGAACGACATTGGTGCTCATGGCTCAGGCTCCGATGATCTGGACGCCCCACTGCGGACGCGTCACAAGAATCCCGTAGTACACGTCGAAGCGGCCGATCCAGTTGTCGTTGATCGTGTCGTAGTCGCGGATGAAGCGCAGCGACAGCCCATCCATCCGCGCGCGGTAGGCCATGTCGGTCCCATTCGGAACCTCCAGATCCGCCGTCGCGAGCGCCACCGCCGATTCGTGGTAGGCGAACGACCGGCTGTATCCGGTCGAGGCGGTGCCGATCATCGTGAGCGCGGTGGTGTTCGGAATGTCGCCGCCCGAGTGATAGAAGTTCTGGTGCGGCCCCGTCTTGAAGATCGGATCCGACAGCGTGATGCTGGTCGTGCCGTCGGCGGCGGCCGTGAAGATCTTCAGCCGACCCGTCGAGAGCTTCGTGTCCGGGTTGACCTCGTAGACCCCTGCGATGGTGAACATCTCGCCGGCCTTGATCGTGCCCGAGCCCGATCCGATGGTCAGCGTGGTGTCGCCATTGGTCGACGACGCCTGGTTCGTCTGCCGGCCGGTGCGGTCGCCGTTCACGATCGTCGGCAGGCTCTGGTCCATGTCGAACCGGAAGCCCGTCATCTTCTCGACGATGCCCGACTCGTACTGGTCGCCGATGCGGTCACTCGGAGCGAACAGGCCCTTGTTCGCATCGACGGTGGCGGCCATGTGCGTCGGATTCAGCATCACGACGCGGCCGCCATCGCGCGGTGCGGTCTGCCAGTCCAGCATCTCGCCGGCAGCGCCGTACAGCGCGAAGGAACTCGGCGTGGTGCCCGGCGTGCCCACGACGTGAGCGAAGCCCTTGGCCATCGCCAGCGCGACATCCAGGGCCACCATGGACGCCAGGATCGACATCGCCGGACGCAGGATGCGCTTGCTGAAGTCGTCCAGGCTCAGCGTCAGTTCGTCGGAGAAGAACTGCACCGGCACATGACGCTGCGTGCCGGTCACCAGGCGCGTCGTGCGTTCCTGGGTGTCCTGCGGCGTGATCGTGCGGCCGGTGCCGGTCGTGTACCGGTTCGGCAGCCGAATCAGCAGTTGGCCGGCGTTCTTGCGGCCGGGCTTGCCGAAGTCTTCGTCGTACTGACGGTCGACGTTCTTCAGGATCGAATTCCCGTTCTTCAGGATCCTGAGCGCTTCGCGGGTGATGTCCCCGTCGTTGAGCGTCTTGATTGCATTGGTCACTTTTCAGCTCCAGAAATGAAAACCCGCCAGCAGCGGGTTCGTGATTAAGGCGGCGCGTGTCAGCGCCGTTGGCGTCGGATACGAAGATCCTTCTCACGCCAGCGCATCCATTCGTCGTCGGACATCGTTCGCGGATCGGGGGTCGCTTTGGCGGCGTTGCCCACGGTGCGCGTCGGTGCCGCTGGCGTGGCGGGCGCGGGCGCGGAAGCCTTCTGAACCATCTGGTCGTAGAGCGCTGCGCGGTGCAGGGCCTTGACCATCCATGCGGATGTGACGACGCCGCGTTCCTCGGGCTTGGCCCCGAGCGCGACAGCAGTCTGCCAAAGCGCTTCCTGCCGGTCCTTCGACCAGTCCTTGATCTCGGCGCGAACGTCCGCCTCCGCTTGTTCAAAGCGCCTGGAAGCGGACTTCTGCGCCTCGAATGCACGGCTTTGCTCGGCCTGCATCACTTGTTGCGCCAGACCCTGTCGTTTGTCTTTCAGGGCCTGGTACGTCATCCATGCCTGCTGCGCAGCACCAGCGTCCTGCGCGGTCCACTGCTGCCACTGCTCGGGCGTGAACCTCTGGTACGGCTCGATCTGCACATCGACAGCGACAAGCTCGCGGTGCTGCTGCGCGAGCTGGCGCTGGAACTCGATCGCCTGGCGCGTGGACGCCGCATCGGCTTCGAGCGCGCGCCGCTGATCTGCCAGCTCCTGCGTCTTGCGCGTGTAGTCCGCGTTCATCATCAGCGCCGGCTTCAGCGCCTTTGGGACCGCGTACTTCTTGCCGTCGTGCTCGACCTCTTCGAGATCCATTTGATCGACGACCGGGTCGCCACCCGTATCGGCAGCCGCTTCGTTCGCTTCGTCGAGTCCGTCGGCAGGCAATGCTTCGCCCGCCGCGGTCGGTTGCTCGACTGCGGTTCCTTCGCCTTCCATGTGTCCCTCAGCTCAGTAGAAGAATCGCGATCTCGTCATCACGCTCGGCCAGCTCTCGCATGAGGGCGGCGAGCATCATCTGCGCGGTGTATTCCCGCACGATCCGGTCGCCGGCCGCGCGCAGTTCGGCGATGGCACCGGTGTAGTCGGGCATGGGTTCGATCACCACCTTGGCGCGCTGCGGCGCTTCCTTGATGACCTCGATCGCCGCTTCGATCGATTGCGCGTCTTCCAGATCGACCTCGACCGTGCGCCGCTTCAGGCTCAGTTCCCAGCGCCGGCGCACCGGCCCCCAGTCGACGGTTCCGCCGGTGGTGCCCGATCCGTGCTCCCACGTCGCTGGCGTCTGTGCAGGCGGCTCCGGTGGCTCAACACCCCCCTGCGCCGCCAGAACGCCCGTCAGCAGCCACAGAGCAATCACGATATCCGCCGAATGTATGGCCGCAGCAAGCGGATCGTCGTGTCAATCGATGTCGATATCGACAATTGCACAACCCACCCGAAGCTCACATATGCGCACGACGCATGCCCGGGCGACATGCGCCTGAGATTTTGCGCCGGTGCGTGCGGCGTGCCCAACCGCAGCGTGTCGTTCTCGTTCGTCGAGGTCAGATAACCGACACCAGAATCCCACTCGTCGATGTACCACTGATAAAACGGAAAGATGTCCGGCGCCCCCGCCATCAGAGCCGCGTAGAACGACAGCTCGACCACGTTGCCGCTCACCGCTGGTATCCGCCAGTTGTCTGTCATTCCGACGTACAGATACGGCCCTCCAGAGGTCGTGCCGGCGAGCCGCAGATCGATGTGCGGCCGGTTCAGGGACTGCCCGTGCGTGACCTCGACGTTGATGCCCGTATCGTTCCAGCCAGATGACGGATACGCCAGTGTCACGCCGCCGCCCGTGGCGTACGTGCCATTAGCCGCAGGCTCGCGCCACGCGCTATCTACCCAGTTCGCCGAATCCTCAGGCGCGAATCGCGTGGCCGTCGTCAGCCGCGTGAGACTGAAGAGGTTCATCAGTCACCCAGCGCCGCCGCCAGCCGAATGCTCAACACCTCCGCGTTGTCAGGCGTGTAGGCCGACAGCACGCGCACCATCGCAAAGAGCGACGTGGCCGCGCAGACGTAGGCCAGATTCAGCGCGATCGTGACCTCGCTGTTTGGCGAACTGCCGGCTGCTTGCAGCGTGCCCTGAAACGTACCCACCTTCTTCAACTGATCCGTGTCGCTCACGGTGAACGCCGAGTTGTCATTCACCTGCGTCGGGGCCGAATCGAAGAGTTGTACCTCGAATTGCAGCGATGACGCCTTGCTGCTGCTCACCATCGCCGTCATCAGCACGCCGCCTTTGCCGGCGCTCTTGGCCATGCTTGTGAACTCGATGTTCGCGGGCGATGACGTGGAGCTGGACCACGCATCATTGGCAGCGTACGCCGTCGTGTCGGCGGGCCGCGTCACGCTCACGCGCGGCGCGACGATTGGGGTGGTCCCGGGAGAATCACTGGCCAGCGTCACGCGCGGCGATCCGGTGCCGGTGGCTCCCGCACCCGTGAGCATCGTGTTGCCGGCCACCTGCGCGAGATTGGTGGCAGCGGCGCCGGCCGCGCTGACCGCCATCCGCTGGCCGCGTGTCGTCGCATCCTCGATGACGTGCACCTGCGACCGCTTGCTATCGACTCTGGCCGCCGCCGCGTCATTCTCAGTGAGCGCCGTACCGGCAGTTTCGTCGAGAATGAACCCGCCCATCATCAGCCGCGTCGTGCCGTCGGTGAACGCGGCGTTGTCAGCCAGATGCCCCTGATTCGTGATGTTCGTGACGGTGGTGACCGTGCCGCTTGACACAGTCACTGACTGCGTGGCCACGACAGGCTCGGTCGCGTACGCACCAGGCAGGATGCGCACGTTCATCGTGCCGCTGGTGTACGCGGTCGCGCGCACCCGGAAATTCGTATACGCATTGACCGAGCACTCCCACGAGTACGCGGGGGCTGCGGACAGATTGCCGGTTGTCAGCTCGACGGTGTTGGCATTGCTGCGCACCATCTGCACGGCGAACCACGACGTGCCGCTGTCGATCGAGGCCTCGAACGTGAGGTTGATCGTGCTGAACGTGCCGGTCACGTACAGGCAGACGTTCGACATCTTGCTGACATCGGTCGAAACGGTCTGGCCGTTGGCCGTGATCGTCCCAGTCGTCGCCGAGACTGAGCCCGGCATCGCTGCGACCTTGAGCCGGCCGTCTTCGTTGACCGCGAGCGGATGGTAATCGCCGTCTGCTGCCAGCGCGCTATCGGCGTCCGAGCGCACGCCTAGCGCCATGACGCCTACGTCGCCGCTTGCGTGCGCCGCGTCCTCGGCCTTACCCAGGTTGGTCGCACCCGTGCCGGGCGTGATCGCGTCGGCCTGCACGACGAACGTTCCGGCGTTCGTCACTGCGTGCGAGGGCACCGAGGCCAGCGATACCGGCAGCGTGCTGATCGCAGACGATCCGTCCGAAAGCCGCACGAAGACGGGTGTTCCCACCGGGGCATCGACCGTCAGACTGCCGCCCCCGTCCGTCGCCGTGATGGTGCCATCGACCGTCAGCGATCCGCCGTTGTCAGTGACGGGAACCGCGCCGCTGATGCCGACCGTCCCATCGACCGTGATGGATCCGCCGCCATCGACCACCGTCACCGAGCCTGACACGGCGACCGTGCCATCGACCGTCAGCGAGCCCCCGGCATCGGACACCGGCATCGGATTCGTGCTCGACAGATCGGTCGCTGATCCGTCCGCTCCGATGCTGATTTTCGTGCGCGGATAGTGCACGCCACCGATTTCGTCGGTCGCCAGCACGTCGGTGCCGGCGCCGGTGTTGGCCAGCGCAGTGAGGTTATCGGCCATCGGTCAGTGCCTTGTCTGCTGGGCGATGCGTACGCCCACGATCCGGCCATCCGGGCCTCGGACGGCTTCTTTCTCCGCAGTCACCGCCACCGCGATCTGCTGGAGCCCCTGCAGCATCGTCGCAAAGCCCTGCTGCATCATCTGGCCCTGCTGGCTCAGTGCGGTTATCACCGGATCCTCAAGCAACTGCGCCACCTCGGCGTCTTCACCCTCTGCCGATGGCTGCATGCCGGCCTGCAACGACTCCTGCCGCTGACGACGTGCATCCAGGCCCAGCCGCGCACGTTCGTTCAACAGCTTCATCCGGTCCAGCTCGAACTGACGCTGTGCCGCCGCCTCGGCGTTGCGGATTTTCTCCTGATCGAGCATCGCAGCGGCGTACTGGGCCTGCGTCTGTGCCTCGACTTTCTTCTGCTCGGCGACCTGCGGGTTTGCGAGCTGCTGCAACTGTTGGATCTGCTGCTGGGCCGCGGCCAGTTGCGTCGACAGGAACGTCACCTGCTCGGCCGGATCGCCGCCTTGCTGCTGGCCTTCCATTTTCTGAATGGCCGGTGGCAGCATCGCCTGAAAGCGCTTGGCCAGCGTGTCCGCGTCCGGCGCGTCGATCGCCTTAACCAGCTTATCCATCACCAAGGGCGCGGTCTGCGGGCTCGCCCGGACCATCTCCGTCATGAACGTGGCCGACTCCTCGCGCCGTGTCGTGTAGCTGGGGCCAGCGTCGACCAGCAGGTCGTATTTCCCGCGCGCCAGGTCGTGCACGCCGTTGTTGATCGCCACCATGTCTTCCCGGCCGTCTTCGCCCATGACGCGCACCATCCGCTCGCCCGTGTAGATCTTCGGCAGCACGTCGACCAGCACCCGGCCGGCGTAGCGGATCGCCCGCACCGTGTTGTCGGAGAAATGGAAGGTCGAGACATCGCCCTCGCGCTGCCGGGCGAGGATCGCGCGGCCCGATGTCTCGTTGCTGCGCGCGCCCAGGCTCGCGTCGTAGATGCCGGTGATCGCCTTCAGGTCGTCCGAGGCGTTCATCGCCTCCTGCAGCGCACCTGCCGGCACGCCGGCCAGGGGCTGACGCTCGGGCCGCAGCGTGCCCTTGTATTCGAGGTACGGGTGCGACTCGGTGTTGGCTGTCTCCCAGCGCGGATCTTCGTCGGCGAACCCCGCGGGCCCGACCCACGGCGCTTTCGTCTGCAACGCGACCTGTTCGGTGCTGGCGCTGCGCCAGTAGTTGAGCATGCGCTGGGCATCCTTCGCGTCGCGGAACAGCGACTTGAAGTAGCGCTTGCCCTCGATGTTCACCTCGTCGCCATAGACTGGGCAGATCGGGATCAGCGTGCCGGGCCAGTCGTTCGTTTCGATGATGCCGGCGCCGGTCATGATCTGCTGGCGCACGCGGTAGCTCAGCACCGGCCGCGTGCCGGTCACGGTGACCTGCTGCGCATCCCACACCGCGCGATTCGCCTCGTACTGGTCAGCCGGCAGCACCAGGCCGCTGGACAACTTGACGATCTCGCGCTTCACTTCGTCGCGGATCCAGCGCTCGGCGACCTGCACGCTGTCTTCGTCGCACCAGAGCTGCGTATAGTCATCACCGCCCTTGAAGTCCAACAGCTCGGCGCCGGGGTACTTGCGCCGGAACGCCGCGCGGCTCATGTCATCGGTGACGAATGCGACCATCCAGTCGCTGGCGTCCGCCGCCTGCGAATGCGGGTCTCCGTAGACCGCGAAGGGATTGCTGATCCGCTTGATCAGCACATCCAGGTCGAAGGTGTCATCGTGCGCGTAATCGGTGATGATCCGGAAGTACCCGACGCCGCCGAAGATCGCGAAGTGCGATGCCGTGTCGTAGGCGACATCGGCGGACGACACCGACTCGATGTTGCGGATCATCCCGTTGTAGACGT